CCTACCCTCGGGTAGAGCGCGCCATCGCTGCCGTCCTCAACCTCAGCCCCCTAGTGCTGTGGCCGGAGCGCTGGCTCGACGAAGAGAATCCGAAGCGGCAGCGGCCGAATCGTTCGGAGACCTTGCAGGCATATGTCAGACATATGCCAGGTGCTGAGGAAAATACCAGATACGCTGACCAAGCGCAGCGTAAAGCCGACGTGGGGGCTTGAACATGGCCCGCCGCAAAGACGACCGCACCCTAGACATCTTCGATGTTCCGCAGCCGGCTCGCGCTATACCCGGTGAGTGCAACTATGCCGCCCAGGTCAGCGAGCTGGTCAGCGAAATTCTGAAGGCCGCCAACCTCGACCGTTACGAGATTGCAGCCCGCATGTCGCGCCTATCTGGCGATGACGTGAGCAAGAACATGCTCGACGCCTGGTCGAGTCCCGCCCGAGCTGATCACAACCTGCCTTTCTACCGCGCCGCCCTCCTGGAGGACGTCTGCGCGAGCCACCTGCTGACCAACTGGCTGGTCGATGTGCGGGGTGGTCGCGTGGCCTATGGCCGAGACGCACTGCTCGCCGAACTGGGCCGCCTGGAGCGGACCCGCGAGGAAGCGGGTCGGCAGGCGCGTGAGCTGAAGCGAATCCTGGGGGAACCGTGATGGAAACCACCAACCTGACGGCGCTGCTCAGCAACCTGCGGCACGCCACCGAGTTCTGGAACGCAGTGAAGGAATCCGGCCCTGATCAAGACACCACCACTACTGGCGTCTTTTCGGACGCTCATGAGTGGCTGACAACCGCCGCGCTTGCCCTCGGCAACGCCCTGATCGCCCAGCGCGAAGCTGCTGGAGGCGACCATGAGTGAATGGTTCTCTGCCCAAGAGCTTGCAGGGTTGCCAGGGGTTCCTGGAACCGCGCGAAACGTCAAAGCAATGGCCGAGCGTAAGTCGTGGAGTGGACGGCGCCGCGTCGGCACCAAGGCCATCGAGTACCACGTTTCGGCCCTGCCGAAGGAAACCCGCGCCGCGCTGCTGAACGCCGCCCTGGGCGAGGTGGCCACCAAGGCGGTCCGCCAGGAGACGCAGCTGGCCCTGGTCGAAACCAACCGCCAGCAACTGGTCGCCGATGCCCGCCAGGGGGTGCTGCACGCCCTAGACCTGATGATGGCCCGCACCGGCTACAGCCGGAAGCGCTCCATTACCCTGATGCTGGACATGGCGCGCCTCGGCCAGGTCGAGCCGCAGCTGCTCGCCATGCTCAAGATGGCCCGCGATCCTCGCGGCCGCCCGAGCGCGGATGGCCTGCCGAGCGTGCGCAGCCTGGAGCGCTTCCTGGACCAGGCCGAGCGTGGCGCCCTGGTGCCGAAGGTCCGCCGCCCGGACATGAGCGTTCCCGACTGGGCGCCTGCCTTCATGACGATCTACCAAGGGCCGGAGAAGCGCAGCGCCCGCGCTGCCCATGCACTGCTGGAGAAGCACTGGCAGGGGCAAATGCCCAGCCTGGACCAGGTCTATGCGTTCCTGCGCAAGGTGGGCAACGTCAGCCGCGAGGTCGGGCGTATGGGTGAGCATGAAATCAAGGCACTGCGCCCGTTCATTCGCCGCGACTTCACCAAGCTACTCCCGACCGACGTCTATTCCTGCGACGGCCACACGTTCGACGCCGAGGTCCAGCACCCGATGCACGGCCGGCCCTTCCGGCCGGAAATCACCACCATTATCGACATCCGTACCCGTCGAATTCCGGGATGGTCCACCGGCCTGGCCGAGTCGGCCCTGGTGGTTGTCGATGCCCTGCGCGACGCCTGCACCAAGGGCGGCATTCCGGCCATCTTCTACGTGGACAACGGCTCAGGCTACGTAAACCACATGATGCGCGACGAGGCGGTCGGCCTTATGGGCCGCCTGGGCATCGATATGAAAAACAGCCTGCCCTACAACAGCCAGGCGCGGGGCGTGATTGAGCGCGTCCACCAGAGCCTGTGGATTCGGGCCGCCAAGGAACTGCCCGGCTACATCGGAGCCGACATGGACCGCCAGGCCAAGCTGGCCACCTTCAAGCTGACTCGCCGGGCCATTGCCAAGGGCGGCACCATGCCGCTGATGTCTTGGGAATCTTTTGTCGCGTTCTGCGAACAGCAGATTGCCGAGTACAACGACCGGCCGCACAGCAGCTTGCCGCGCATCGTTGACCCGAACACCGGCCGCCGCCGCCATATGACCCCCAACGAAGCGTGGGCGCTGCACGAAGCGGAGGGTTTCAGCCCGATGCGGGTCACCGACGACGAGGCCCGGCCGCTGTTCCGGCCCCAGGTGCTGCGCACCGTCCGCCGCTGCGAACTGGAGTTCATCGGTAACCGCTACTTCGCCCGCGAGCTGGAGGAATTCCACGGCGACCAGGTGGCCGTGGGCTACGACATCCACGACGCCAGCCGGGTGTGGGTCTACGACGGCGAGGGCCGCTTCCTCTGCACAGCAGAGCTGAACGGCAACAGCCGCGACTACATGCCGGCTTCGTATGTCGAGCGTGCCCGCGAGAAACGCGCAGAGGCCCGCGAGAAGCGCGCCCTGGCTCACCTCGACGAGATTCGCGCCGAGCGTGACGGCGGGTATGCCCTGGAAATGGATGCGCCGCTGTCCATCCCCGGCCTCGGCACGATCACCCCTGAGCAACTCCGGTCGCGCAGCGCCGCGACCCTCGAAATGCAGGCCGAGCGGATCGACGAACCGCGCCCGGCCGCAGCGACCGCCCAAGCCACCACCGCCCAGGTCTTCACCCTGCCGACCGCTCCCGCTCAGCGCTACCGGCAATGGTGCGAGCTGGCCGAGCGGCAGCGCTCCGGCCAACCCATCGAGCCGGACGCCGCCCAGTGGTTCGAGGTTTACCCCAAATCCAAAGAATTCGCCGCCCAGCAGCGGCAAGCATGAAAGGAGCTGTATTCATGACCACCCCGAAAACCACCCAACTGGCCAGCGGCATGGCCGACATCGCCAACATCGCCCTTTGCGATATCGCCCTGGAGAAAGCGCTGTCGCGTACCTCCACCTTGCCCGGCCTGGTCTGCTTCTACGGCCCGTCCGGCTTCGGCAAATCCGTTTCGGCCGCCTGGGTCGCCAATCGCCGCCGCGCCTACTACGTCCAGGCCAAAAGCGTCTGGACCCGCAAGCACACGCTGAAGTCGATCCTGGGTGAAATGGGCATCAAGCCGGCCGGCACCATCCCGGAAATGGCCGACCAGATCGCCGAGGAACTGGCCGCCAGCGGCCGCCCGCTGATCATCGACGAAATGGACCACCTGGTCGCCGCTGGCCAGGTCGAGCTGATTCGTGATCTGTACGAGTCCAGCCAAGCCTCCATCTTGCTGATCGGCGAGGAAATGCTGCCGACCAAGCTCAAGAAGTACGAACGCTTCCATGGCCGCGTTCTGAGCTGGGTTCCGGCCCAGCCAGTGTCCCTGGAGGACGCCCGCAACCTGGCGCCGGTCTACAGCCCCGGAGTGGCTATCGCTGACGATCTGCTCGCGCACCTGGTGAAGAAGTCCCTGGGCTCTGTCCGTCGCGTCGCGGTGAACCTGGAGCAGTTGGCCGAAGCCGCCACTGTTCAAGGTCGGCGCGAGCTGGAACTGGCCGACCTCCAGCGCCTGAACCTGGAGCTGTATACCGGTGCGGCCCCGAGCCCGAGGACTTCGAAGTGAGCCTCGGCAAGAACCCGGCTCACCTCTGCATGGTCGGGGGCAAGAGCCCCCGCCAGCAGATGTGGGAAGTCATCCGGGCCAACCGCGAAGAGTTCACCGTCTACCGCGTGGCGCGCCGCTCCAACCAGCACGACAAGACCGTCGAGAAGTATGTCGCCTGCCTGCGCCTGGGCGGCTACGTCGAGGCGATCCGCGGATTCAAGCGCGGCGAAGAGGTCGTTTTCCGGTTGATCCGCGACAACGGCGTCGAGGCACCGAACCTGAACGCCGATGGCAAGCCATCCCAGCAGGGTTACACCACCGAGGCGGTCTGGCGGACGTTGCGAATCCTCGGCCCATCGACCCCGGAACAGATCGCCGCATCGGTGGCGGCCTCGGGCACGCCCGTGTCGCCCAGCACCGTTCAGCGCTACTTCATCGACCTCCAAAACGCCGGATACCTGACCCGCAACGGCCGCCACTACGCCCTCAAGCCGGGCCGCTACACCGGTCCACGGCCGCCCATCGTCCAGCGCGAGACGCGCCGCCAGGTCTACGACCCGAACCTGGACCAGGTCATGTGGAGTTCGCACGGCGAGTACCAGCACAACCGGAGTCGTTCCAAGAAATCAGAACAGGAGGTGCCGCCATGCGCCGAACACTGATCCCCATCGGCATCTTCCTGGCCCTCGGCCTGCTGCTGATCCTGGCCGGTGATGCCCTGATGCTTGGCCGCCGCCTCATTGCCTGGCAGTGGGGGTGCTAATGGACCGCGCAATCGATCTGTCGGCCTGGGGCGAGCGTCCGCCCGTCTTCGTCCAGCTGCTGGCCGCCGAGGTGGCCCGCAGCAGCCAGACGAAAGCCGGCGAGGCAATCGGCATGAGCCGTTCGACCGTCAGCACCATCCTCGCCAACCGCTACCCGTCGCCCTCGACGATCCGCGTCGAGCGTCGTGTCCTGGCCGCGCTGAGCCGCATTGAGTGCCCGGCCCTGGGCGAGGCAGTGACCTCGGTCGAGTGCAGCGAGTACCTCCAGCGGCCGGCGCCGCTGAACAACCCCGTCGCGATGCGCTGCTGGAAAGCGTGCCGCGCCTGTCCACGCAACCCGCATACCGCCCCCATGAAACGAGAGGAACAAGGCCATGAGAACCGCATTGCCCTTGAAAGTCTTGACGCCTGACTTGGCCCGGAGCCTGCGCACCTTCAACGACGCCGCCCGGCTGCTCCAGCGCATGGGGGTTCGCCTTCATCGCCTGGAGCCGACAGAGGGGCGCGTGACCATCGCCGCAGACGACGCTCGCCAGCTCCTGGAGAAAGGCTACCTGATGGGTTTCCAGCGCGACGCCTCGGCCGGCAGCACCCGTTACATCACCCGCTTCCAGGGCATCACCCTGGCCTGGAGCGAACCGATCAGCTACCGCGACTTCGCCGGCAGCAACCCCGTAATTCACTGAACAGGAGAACGCCAACATGGCACCGAAGAAACGTCTGAAATCCGCTGCCGCCGTCTACGTCCCGCAGACCCGCGAACAGGTCATCAGCGATATCAAGAACATCGGCGACCTCCAGCGCGAGCTGGCCCGACTGGAAACCGCAATGAACGATGAAATCGGCCAGATCACCGAGCGCTATTCGGAGCCGGCCGAAGACCTGAAGAAGCGCCTCGCGGTCCTCCAGGGCGGGGTCCAGTCCTGGTGCGAGGCCAACCGTGCCGAGCTGACCGACAACAACAAAGTCAAGTACGCAAACCTCACTACCGGAGAGGTCCAATGGCGCATCCGTCCCCCGTCCGTGACTGTGCGCGGCGCCGATGCGGTCCTGGAGCTACTGCGCAGCAAGGGGCTAATCCGTTTCATCCGCGTCAAGGAAGAGGTGAACAAGGAAGCGATTCTCAACGAACCCGAGGCCGTCCAGGGGCTTCCGGGGCTGACCGTGAACTCCGGCATCGAAGACTTCGCCATCGTGCCTTTCGAAGCGGAGGTGCAGTGACATGGCCGAGGAAGTCAGCATCGACACCATCATGTCGCAGGCCCAGGTATTCGCCAGTGCTTGGGCACTGGTCGGGGGCACATTCGACGACGGCCACGCCATCGAGAACGCGGAGGAAGCCAAGGCTGAACTGCGCGAAATGCTGGAGGACTTCTGTTCGAACACTGACCTCCTGCGCGTGGCTGAGCTGCTCACCTCTTGGCACCAGAACGGGATGGGCAAGATTGATCAGGCGCTGAATGCGCCGGATACGGCCGAGGTTCGGATTGGCTCGGTCAGGCTCACTGGTTCCCAAGTCCTCGGCTTCCGAATCGGCCTACAAGTGGCTCGCCAGTGGCTTGGCGAACTCCCGCTATCGCTCACCAAGCAGGAGGCGTGACATGACCAAGACGTTCGCCATGTGCCGCATCGACGGCCTGATCGAGCTGCGGGAGGAACACCCAGGCGAGGGCTACTTCGCCCTTGCCGTGGGCGACTTGGCCAGCGTGCGGGCGGCGGTCTTTGCAACCGCTGAGCCGCACCAGGTCGGCAAGAAAGTCGCCCGGCGCGTGCCGGGTGTGAGTCCCGACGCCACCGACCGCGAAAACCTGGGCTCCATCGCCCGCTACATCCAGACCCTGGGCCAGCAGGATCGGCCCGGCTTCCGTGCGCTGGGGGTGTGAAATGCAGCAGTCCAACCCCTTCAATCATCCCGGACAGAGCTACGGCGCCGTAGACGTTGATAGCCGTCTCCGCGCCGTTGCCGGCTTCGACCTGGAGCAATGCCGCGCTGCGCTCGCGGTCACCGGCCTCCAGAAGATCGTCGAGAAGAAAGTTCGCACCCGCATCCGCCAGCTGGAAAAGCAGGCATCCGCACAGAAGGAGGCATAACCATGGCCCATTACACCATCACCATCAGCGACACCGAAGACGGAATAAATTTCTCCATGCAAGGCCCGCCGCTGCACGACTCCGAAGCATCGAAGATCGCCTACGCCCTTATGCAATCGACGATGTCCCTAGGCCAGGCACTCGCAAAGCAGAACGGAGTTGGTAACGCCGTTTCCTGCGCCTGCGACGAGTGCCTGGCACGCCGCGCTCGCGGCGAGGAACCGCAACAGGAAATCCACTCCACCAAGGCCAAGAGCCGCACCGTCCATTGAGCGAAACCGCCCCGGCCTGGCCGGGACGGTCTGCCGGACGTGGTGGTCCGGTACTGACGAGCAGCCAACCAACGAAGAGGTATCAGATGGACATTCAACCTGCGTTTCAGCCCTTACCAAAGGGCTATCAGGTCGCCTGGTACGGTATGGAAAAGCTCTGCACCAAATGTCGGGAATACTGGCCAGCGGATGCCGAGTTCTTCTTCACCAACCCGGACGGAACACTCAAAAATTCCTGTAAGGCCTGCTGGTACGAAATGCCTTCCGTACAGCGGCGCTTACAGGGTAAGGCGCGGAGGCTGCAATGAGCCTACGCGCCGTCAATCTCGCAAAAATCCACATCGCCAAGGCCCAGCTGGGCATGGACGATGACACCTATCGCGCATTGCTCGCTCGCGTCGCGGGCGTGCGCTCGGCCAAGGACTTAGGGCCGCGCCAGATCGACCACGTACTGGTCGAACTCCAGCGCCTGGGCTGGAAACCGAAGAGCAACCGGCAGGGCCGGGCGACGCCAAAAGTGCCGCAAAACCGGCAAACCGTGCTGCGCAAAATCACCGCGCTCCTGGCCAGCGCCCATCGCCCCTGGAGCTACGCCGACCACATGGCCCGGCGCATGTTCCAGGTCGAGCGGGTCGAGTGGCTGGACGACAGCCAGCTCTACCGGCTGATGCAGGCGCTTATCATCGATAGGAGCCGCCATGGCCAGGTCTGAGGTGGATCTTCGGGAGGTCCAGGACATGCTGCCGGATACCGTCCGCGACATGGCCGGACGCATAGGACTGCCGGCCACCCTGGTGGTGGTCGAGCAGCTCGGCGGAACGTCCTGGCGGATAGCCGAGGGCCGGGCGCGGAGGGGCGAAGCGCGCCGGGCTGCGCTGGCCGAGCTGGTGGGCAGCGACATCGAGGAGCAGCTCCACACGCACTATCGGGGCGAAGAAATTTACGTGGCCCGCTGCCACAAGGCGCTGGTACGGTGGCGCGATCTGGAGATCGTCGAGCGCTTCGAACAGGGCTTGCGTGATGGGCAAACCGCCCGTAGCCTGCTCAGCGATCTAGCCCGCCAGTACAACCTGTCCGACCGCTGGATATGGGAGATTGTCAACCGGCCGAGCGAGCCGGCATCGCAGCAATCCACCCTGTTCCACTAAGCCGGGGCGCAACGCCCCGGCCGGCGTCTCCGCGCCGATCCTGTCTCAGCCGTTGAACCCCTTCCGCTAATCCCGCGTCGCACTCGCCGCCACGATGGCGGCATGAGCACATCTAGCCCCCCCACGTCTCTACGCAGCCCCCGCGACTACGCCGCCGCCATCCTGGCCGAGCCCAGCCGCGAGCGTCGTAACGCTCTGCTGGAAGCCTGCCCGGTCAACTGGCAGCCGCTCGTTCGGGCGCACGTCGAGGACGCCTTCGCGAAGGTCAAGGCATATCGCCAGATGATGGACAGCCGCGCCGAGTCGATCCGGCGCGGCCCGCCTCCTGCTCCCCGCGTCACCGACACCGATTTCCGCATATCCAACTACACCAAGTCCGCCCCGGAGGTAGGCAATGCGCACCTATCCGCAATTCGGGCAGCGCTCGCAACGGAAGCACCAAATGCCTGATCCCGCATCCACCTCGGCCGGCAGCGCCGCGCTGCTGAAAATGTTCGGCATCCACATAAGCGCGGGCGCCCTGGCTGCCGCCCTGGGCTTCCTGGTCCTGTGGCCCCGGACCATGAAAGAGGGGTTCGCCCGGCTGTTCTGCACCATCGTCGCGTCCAGCGTCTTTGGGCCGATTCTGGTGGTTTACCTGCACTCCAACCGCCCCGAGCTGTTCGAGTCGGCCCAGGTGGTGGCCGGGCTCTACCAACTGGAGCCAGCGGTCGGCCTGCTGTTCGTTTCCGCTCCGCTCCTGGTGATTGCCGGTCTGCCCGCCTGGTGGCTGATCGGGGCGGCCCTGCGCCTGTTTGAGCGGGACGGCGATTCATGGCTGGGCGCGTTCGCCCAGTGGGTAAAACGCAAACTGGAGAACAACTGATGGCCCTTCAACCTCGCGGCATCCGCAACAACAACCCCGGCAACATCGTTTGGTCGGCACGCAACAACTGGCAGGGTCAACTCCCCCACGACCCGCAGATCGAACCGCGCTTCTGTCGTTTCGACACGGCGCATAACGGCATCCGTGCCTTGGCAAAGCTGTTGCTGAACTACCGCAAGGTCTATGGCCTGCGCACCGTCGAATCGCTGATCGCACGCTGGGCGCCGTCCAACGAAAACAACACCCGCGCCTATGCCTTGGCCGTGGCCCGAGCGATGGGAGTTCCGCCGCAGGCCAGCCTGCACCTGGACCAGGCCACCCTGGTCGCCCTGGTGACCGCCATCATTCACCAGGAAAACGGGCAGCAGCCCTACAGCGCCGAGCAGATCGCTCAGGCCGTGCGGGAGGTGCTGTGATGCAACGCCCCAGCGGAATCAGCCTCAGCGATCTGTTCGCGATCTGCCGTGAAGACCCGGCCAACCGATGGCTCTGGATACGCCTCTATCTCCGCGACCTGCTGGCCCGCGTCGTGATTCTGGTCTTCATGGCAATTGGTGCCGCAGGCCTCGCCTATGGCCTGGGCGGGGCGTTCGCCTACGGCTTCATGCAGACCGTTGCGTCCTACCAGGTCCAGCTCAGCGTCGAGAAATCGCCATGACCTGGCGCGTCGGCCTGGTTGTCTTTGTACTCCTGGTGATGGTCTGGACGGCCGGCTGGTGGGGCGGTCGCGAGGCCGGTCTGGCCGATGGGCGCGCCGCCTGCGCTGACGCACAGACCCGCGCATATCGCGACGTCCTGGAGCAATCGGCGGCACAACTGAAGACGGTCCAGGACACCAGCGCGGCTCTTTTCCAGCGCCTGGCCAAGCGGGCCGACAGCGACCAACAAACTACTCGGGAGCTTCGCCATGCCCTGGCCGAAACCGCTGCTGATCGCGCTGCCTGCCGCTTTCCTGCTGGCGTCATGCAGCAGCTCGAAACCGCCCGTCAACGTGCCTCCCAGGCCACTACCGGCGGCCTTGGCTCAACCGTGCCCGACCCCAGTGGCGGTGACTGATGACAGCCCCGATGCCGCCGCAATTGCCCTCAAACAACTCTACGACCAATACGGCGTTTGCGCCGGCCTGCACTGGGACACCGTGCGGCACCTTCAAAAGGACTGATCCGATGACCGAAAAGAAAGCCTCTCCAGAGTTCGAACTGCTGCAACGCATCGACGGCCGCCTGGAGCGCTTCGAAGACCGATTCCCGCAGATCGAGCGCAAGGCCGTGCTGTACGGCTCGGCGGCCGGCGCGCTGGCGGGTGGCCTGGTTGCCTGCGGCCTGCTCGCGGCGCGTATCAAGCTCGGTATCTGAGGTAGTCCATGGCGCACCCGAAGGAAACCCGCGACGCCCTGCGCCGCGCCTATGTCCTCGACCGCCAGTCCCTGGAGGTCGCGGCCGCCATGTTCGGCGTCTCCTATGGCACCGCTCGCCGCTGGAAACAGCAGGCGGAAGCCGAGGGGGACGACTGGGACAAGGCGCAATCGGCGCAGTTGCTGGCCGGTGGCGGACTGGAGGACGTGGCGCGCCAGGTGCTGGCCGGTCTGGTGACTCAGTTCCAGGCCACCATGGAAGCCGTCCAGGTAGACGCGGACATCAAGCCCGCCGTGAAGGTGCAGCTGCTCGCCAGCCTGGCCGACGCCTACAACAAGACGGTCAGCGCGTCCAAGCGTGTTCTGCCCGAAACATCAGCGCTGGCCACCGCTATGGAGGTGCTCCAGCGCCTGGCCAGCTTCATCCGTGAGCGGTTCCCGCAGCACGCCCAGGCATTCGCCGAGGTGCTGGAGCCGTTCGGCGAGGTCATTGCGAAGGAGCTTGGATGATGATCCAACCAGATTCCCGTATTGTGGTTCAGTTCAGTTGCGGCGCCGCATCTGCGGTAGCCGGCAAGCTGGCCCTGGCGCAGTATGGCGATACCCACGATGTCCAGTTCCTCAATGCCTATCTGGCCAACGAGCATCAGGACAACCGGCGCTTCCTTGCCGACTGCGAGGTCTGGACTGGCCGGAAAATCACGGTGCTACGCGACGAAAAGTACGGGGCCGACGTACTCAACGTCTTCCGCCGCGAGCGCTACATGAAGGGCCGTACCGGAGCGCCCTGCACCAAGCTGCTGAAGCGTCGCCTGCTGGACGCCTGGAAGCGTCCCGGCGACGTGATGGTGCTCGGCTTCACTGCGGAAGAAGAGCACCGCCTGGACGACTTCCGGGAGCGGAACCCCGACCGTCCGGTGATCGCGCCGCTGATTGAGCGCGGCCTGGGCAAGGATGACTGCAAAGCCATCATCGCCCGCGCCGGCATCGAACTGCCGGCCATGTACCGTCTGGGCTACGAGAACGCGAACTGCATCGGCTGCGTGAAAGGCGGCGAAGGGTACTTCCGGGCTATCCGGCAGGACTTCCCCGAGCAGTTCGAGGCCCTGTGCAAGGTGCAGGACGGCCTTGGGTCAGGCTCGTACCTCTTCCGCAACCGCAAGACCGGAGAACGCTACTCGCTCCGCGACCTTCCCGCCGGACCGATCCTCCGCAACGAAGCCATCCCGAGCTGTAGCTTCTTCTGTGAGCTGGCCGAAGCTGACATCATTTGCCGGGAGTGACGTAGTGAAAGCCAAGTCCTTCCTTTCCGAGCTGACCGAGCTTGCCGTCCAGTTCCGCCGCCAGATCGAGGCCGAGGTCGCAGGCTTCGACCCCGACCCGAAGGCCAGCGCCGCCCGGCGTGAACGGGCCAGCGCGGACTATGAGTATTTCGCCCGGACCTACTTCCCGCACTACGTGAAGCGCGGTAACGCGCTGCTCCACGACTACCTCTACAAGCGGTTGCCCGAGCTGGTGGACCACCCGGACGGCCAGCACGAAGCCATTGCGGCGCCGCGTGGTAATGCCAAGTCCACCCTGGTGAGCCAGATATTCGTGATCTGGTGCGTACTCACCGGCCGCAAGCATTATCCCCTGATCATCATGGATGCCTTCGAACAGGCCGCCACGATGTTGGAGGCGATCAAGGCGGAGCTGGAGTTCAACCCGCGCCTGGCCATGGACTTCCCCCAGGGCGCCGGCAAGGGCCGCGTCTGGCAGGTCGGCACCATCGTTACGGCGAACGATGCCAAGGTCCAGGTCTTCGGCTCCGGCAAGCGGATGCGCGGCCTTCGACACGGCCCGCACCGTCCTGACCTTGTGATCGGCGACGACCTGGAGAACGACGAGAACGTCCGCAGCCCGGAGCAGCGCGACAAGCTGGAAAACTGGCTGAAAAAGACCGTGCTGTCCCTCGGCTCGGCCGACGACACCATGGACGTGATCATCATCGGCACCATCCTTCACTACGACTCGGTCCTGTCTCGCCTGCTGAAAAACCCGCTGTGGAAGCGGCGCAAGTTCAAGGCGATCATCGAATGGCCGCACCGCATGGACCTGTGGGAGAAGTGGGAGGAACTGCTGCTCAACTCCGACGACGAGGGCGCCGCCGCTCTGGCCTTCTACCAGGAACGCGCTGCCGCCATGGAGGACGGCGCGATCATCTGCTGGCCAGATGGGCAGCCCCTCTACAAACTCATGGTGAAACGTGCCCGCGATGGGCACTCGGCGTTCGACTCGGAACAGCAGAACGACCCTGTCCAGGGCGAAAACGCCCCCTTCGCCGCCTGCATCACGTTCTGGGTCAACCGCCTGGCGCAATGGATGTTCTACGGCGCGTGTGACCCGTCCCTTGGCAGGCAAGGTACCAGACGCGACCCCAGCGCCATCCTGGTGGGTGGGTTCAATCGGGAAACAGGCGTCCTGGACGTGGTCGAGGCCGGTATCCGCAAGCGCCTGCCGGACAAGATCATCGAGGACATCATCACCATGCAGCGGGCCTATCGCTGCCTAGTCTGGGGCGTCGAGGCGGTCCAGTTCCAGGAGTTCCTGCGCACCGAGCTGGTGAAGCGCTCGGCCAAGGCGGGCTGCCCAGTACCTGCCCGAGCGATCACGCCACACGCCGACAAGCTACTGCGCATCGAAAGCCTCCAGCCGCACATGGCCAACGGCCTAATCCGTCTGCATCCAAGCCAGACCGTCCTGGAACAACAGCTGCGCCACTTCCCGGCCGCAGACCACGACGATGGCCCCGACGCCCTGCACATGCTCTGGATGCTCGCGACAACCGGTTTCGCTTCCATGGAGTTCGCCCTGGTAGGCCGGCAAGGGACCGCCAGCTCTGGTGGATTTGACGATTCATTTGACGTAGGTGGCCGCATGGGCGGCGACTGGTAGGAGACGCAACGATGGCCACCATCGTGGATATTTACGGCAACCCCCTGCGAACCCAGCAGCTGCGCAAGCAGCAGACCGCGCACCTGACGGGACTGGCCAAAGAGTTCGCCAACCACCCGGCCAAGGGGCTGACCCCAGCTAAGTTGGCTCGCATCTTGATCGAGGCCGAGCAGGGTCAACTCCAGGCTCAGGCCGAGCTGTTCATGGACATGGAGGAACGCGACGCCCACCTGTTCGCCGAAATGAGCAAGCGCAAGCGCGCTGTCCTCGGCCTGGACTGGACCATCGAGCCGCCGCGCAACGCCTCGGCCGCAGAGAAGGCCGACGCGGAGTATCTCCACGAGCTGCTGCTCGACCTGGAGGGCATTGAAGACCTCATGCTCGATTGCATGGATGGCGTCGGCCACGGCTATAGCGCTATCGAGCTGGACTGGTCCCTCCAGGGACGGGAGTGGCTGCCGCAGGCCTTCGACCACCGGCCGCAGAGCTGGTTTCAACTGAGCCCGGACGACCAGGACGAGCTGCGCCTGCGCGATAACAGCATCGCGGGCGAGGTACTCCAGCCGTTCGGCTGGATCATGCACAAGCCGCGTTCGCGCTCGGGATACGTGGCGCGTAGCGGGTTATTCCGGGTGCTGGCCTGGCCGTACCTGTTCAAGCACTACTCCACGGCCGACCTGGCGGAAATGCTCGAAATCTACGGTCTGCCGATCCGGCTCGGGAAGTACCCGCCCGGCACGCCGGACGAAGAGAAGGTGACCCTGCTGCGGGCCGTGACCGGCCTCGGCCATGCCGCAGCAGGCATCATCCCCGAGAGTATGTCCATCGAGTTCCAGGAAGCGTCGAAAGGCTCGGCCGAGCCGTTCATGGCCATGATGCGCTGGTGCGATGACTCAATGTCGAAGGCCATCCTGGGCGGCACGCTCACCAGCCAGACCAGCGAGTCGGGAGGTGGTGCCTATGCCCTGGGGCAGGTCCATAACGAGGTGCGCCATGACCTTCTGGCGGCGGATGCCCGACAGCTCGCCGCCACGCTGAGCCGCGACCTACTCTGGCCCCTCCTGGTCCTCAACCGCTCCGGCAACCTCGACGCACGCCGCGCCCCCCGCCTGGTGTTCGACCTCAAGGACCGGGCCGACCTGGCCGCCATGGCAACGTCATTACCGCCCCTGGTCAAGCTGGGCGTCCAGGTGCCGGTCAACTGGGTCCAGGAGCAGCTGGGAATCCCGCTGCCAGCCAATGGCGAGGCGGTCCTGGGCGATCAGACCGGCGCAGGCATCGCCCAACTGAGCCGGCGCCCTGGTCCTCGCATCGCCGCGCTGGCCCAGGTGATTGGACCACGCTACCGCGATCAGGAAGCGCTGGACCAGGTGCTGGCCAGCCTGCCGGCCCAGGACATGCAAAACCAGGCCGATAGCCTGGTCGCGCCGCTCCTGGATGTGATCAGCCGCGGAGGTAGCGAGGCCGAGCTGCTCGGCGCCCTGGCCGAGGCATTCCCGGATATGGACGACAGCGCTCTGGCGGATGCCCTCCACCGGTTGCTGTTCGTGGCCGACACCTGGGGCCGGCTCAATGGCACGTTGGATCGGATCGACTGATGGCAACGCCAACCGAGGCCGATCTGCGGGCCATCTTCGCCATGCGGCCGGAGGCCGCCATTGAGTACCTGGAGCGCAAGGGATTCGCCATTACCTGGAACTGGCACGATGTTGACGCGGCCACCCATGCCCGAGCGCTGACGGTGGCCAAGGCGGCACGCCTGGACGTGCTCCAGGACATCCGCGACGCCCTGGTCGATAACCTGGAGCGTGGCGGAACGCTGCGCGACTTCCAGCGCAACCTGCGGCCGATCCTGGAGGCCAAGGGCTGGTGGGGGCGTCAGATAGTGGTTGCGCCGGACGGCGGGGCCGAGGTCGCCCAGCTCGGCAGCCCGCGCCGGCTGGAAACGATCTACCAGACCAACATGCAGTCGGCCTACATGGCCGGGCGCTATGCCGCCGCATACGAGGCCAGGGAAACTCACCCTTACTGGATGTATGTCGCCGTCATGGACAGCGTCACCCGGCCCAGCCATGCGGCGCTACATGGCAAGGTGTTCCGCTGGGACGACCCGATCTGGCAGCACATCATGCCGCCGAATGGCTACAACTGCCGGTGCCGAATCGTTCCGTTGACGGCGGCCGCTGTGCGTCGCCGTGGTCTGACGGTCGAGTCCAGCGCCGGCAAGACCGGCCAGGTGACCGTCGAGACGGGCGTAGACAAGCGGACAGGGGAGATTCGGGAGCAGACCTTGACCACCCTGGAGACGACCGACCGGGCCGGTCGGAAGATCCAATTTCGCCCCGATGCCGGGTTCGACGGCAGCCCGATACAGAGCGCGCTGATGGACCAGGTGCTGTACAACAAGGCCGAGCGCACCCTGGGAGCGCCTGCCGCCCTCGGCGAGGTCCAGGACGTGCTCCTGGACCCGGTACGCCAGCGCGCCTGGCAGGCGTTTGTGGACCGCTCCACGTCGCCCCAGGGACAGACGATGTCGGTCGGCGTCCTCGATCCGACCGACATCACCTATGCGGCTGCCCAGGGTGCCCAGCTCCAGGCTGGCGTGGTATCGGCCAGCGACACCGTGATCCGTAACAGCCCGGTCGCTCGCGAGCAGCTGGCGAACCTGCCGCAGCGCCTGGCCCAGCCCGCGATGGTGCTGTGGGAGCGTGGCAGCGAGTCCTTGGTCTATGTCGTCCAGGACGGCGACTCGACCCTGGCGGTTCGGCTGCGCGGTGGCATCTATGGGCCGGGCCAAATGGAGAACATCAGCCAGGTGACAGAGGTGACGATGGAAAGCATCGACGACGGGCTCGCCCTGGGCCGCTACAGGAGGGTTCGCTAATGGCCAATCGCATCGAGCTGGAGCTGGTGGACCGCGAGGTCCAGGAGCGCCTGGCGGCACTCTACGCGGCTGTAACCGACACCCTGCCGCTGATGCGCGGCATTGCTGCCGAGCTGCTGGCCGAGACGGAGTTTGCATTCATGGACGAGGGGCCGGGATGGCCTCAGTTGAGCCCCGTTACCGTTGCAGCGCGTGCGGCGAAGGGGCGCGGCGCGCATCCGATTCTCCAGGTCACCAACGCCCTGGCGCGCTCGATCACCACCCGCGCCGACCGTGACCAGGCGCAGATCGGCTCTAATCTGAGCTACGCAGCTATCCAGCAGTTGGGCGGTCAGGCTGGGCGAGGCCGCAAGGTGACAATCCCGGCGCGCCCGTATCTGCCGGTCCTCAGAAACGGCCAGCTCAAGCCAAGCGCCCGCGATGCGGTCCTGGACGTCCTCCTGACTGTTCTGTCCCAGGGTCGCTAGAGGGAGTGCATTCGGATAAGCGGCACATTGTGCCTATTGTGAATTAGGCACAATGTGCCTAATATGGCGTCATGCCAGCCACAACGGCGAGGCGCCAAGAAGGATCGAAGCCATGAGCACCCAACATACCTACGAAGAAATCGCTGAAGACTTCCGTCTCTGGGGCGAGTACATGGACCCCAACGCAGAAATGACCGAAGAGGAATTCCAGGCTCTCTCCACCGATGAGAAGGTCGCTATGCAGGTCGAAGCATTTGGCATGGAAGGTGAGCAATGAGCAGCACGATTTCAGATCGCATCGTCGCCCACTCGGTTATTGATGCGGCTCGATTCATCCAGTCCTGGGAGGATGCGGACCCCGACAACCTGACTGAAAGCCAGGTTCTGGCCGCTTCTGGTTTCGCCGCCAGGCTCCATGAGGGGCTCCAGGCTACCGTCCTGCAACGGCTGGTGGACGAGTCCAATCATGAAGAGTATCGCGAGTTCAAGGCATGGGAAGAGGCGCTGCTCAACGCAGATGGGCGGGTCGCGAGCAGCCCGTTTGCTGATTGGGGATGGTGGTATCGCATCGCCAACGTGATGCTGGCCACTGCCTCGCAGAACGTAGGTGTCACCTGGGGAAGCCGCGTCCATGGGCGTTTAATGGCTATTTTTCAGGACAAGTTCAAGCAGCGGTATGAGGAACAGGCATGAGCCGACCAACAGTCGTTACTGTGACGGAAACCTCCAGGAATCCGGGCAGCTACGAGGTCAACGTAGAGCAGGATGGCAAAATGGTCGTCGGCCGGACCAGCGCTGGCCATGATCCTGGCGCGGCTGCGGCGAAGGCCATGCAAATGGCCATGGAGTGGGGGAATCCGAACTACGTCATTCTCGGTAGCAACAAGGTTCTTGCGTTCATACCGGAACAACTGCGGGTGAAAATGTGAAACCTGATGCCTCCAGCCACAATCCAGACCCGCGCTACCTGCGCGGGCTGCTCAAGAAAGCCGGCATCAGCCAACGGCGCGCAGCCGAGCTGCTCGGCCTCGGTGACAGGGTGATGCGCTATTACCTGAGCGAGGACGTCAAGGAGGGCTACCGTCCCGCGCCGTATACCGTCCAGTTCGCCCTGGAGTGCCTGGCGAGCGACCCGCCATCTGCGTGATCACCTGATCCGCCCGCAAACGCGCTACACGCGCCGAAACGGGGTTAGCCGCTACCTCGCATCAGAGTCGGTGCGTTAACCCCGTTAGAACCCCGTTAGAAATCGTTCCATCGCCATCCGCGTGCCAGGGCTTGGCCAGAAGATGGTGCCGGACGGTTTCCGCAGTCGTTGAACCCCTTCCCGTAACCGCCGCGCTCGACCGTCGCCACCATTGGCGGCATGAAGAAGAACCGCCTACACGTCGCCATCGCCGCCTGCTCGTTCCAGCTCCCCAAGCTGGAGGACGGCAGCGCCTGGATTCAAGTTACGCCTGCTGGTGAGTTCTGGCCCATGGATGGGCGCCCTATGGATGTGCCGGGCTGGCGGATCGATGCCGCCAGTGCCGCCGCAGTGATCGAGCGCGCACGGTCGCGCAAGACCCCGCCCGTCCTGGACTACGAGCACCAGACCCTCAAGAAAGAGCAGAACGGCCAGCCCGCGCCCGCTGCCGGCCGCTTCCTGGACTTCGAATGGCGCGAAGGCTCCGGCCTGTGGGGGCGTGTCGAATACACCGCCCGCGCCGCGAAGCTGATCGAGGACGGCGAATACCTCTACTTCAGCCCCGTCTTCAGCTACGCCCCGGACGGCACGGTCCTCTCCATCCTCATGGGCGCAATGACAAATGACCCCGCCATCGACGGTCTGGAGCCTCTCGCACGCCGAGCGGCCGCGACCTTTGGCCTCTACAACCCCGACGAGGAAACCCCTGTGGATGAACTCCTGAAAGCCATCATCGCGGCCCTGTCGCTGAAAGAAGGCACGACTGAGGCAGAGGCCATTGCGGCCCTGACCGCCCTGAAGCCGGCCCTGGACGCCCAAGCGACCAACCTGGCCAAGCTGCGCGAAACCCTCGGCCTGGCCAAGGATGCGGACGTCGAGCAGATCGCCGCAGCCACCGCCCAACTGAAGGTCGCCGCCCCCGGTAACCCCGACCCGGCGAAGTATGTGCCCGTTGAAGCCGTCACCCAGCTCCAGGGCCAGGTCGCGGCGCTGACCTCTCGCCTCAACGGCGGCGAGCTGGACGGCCTGATCAACAGCGCTATCCAGGAGGGCCGGCTCATTCCGTCCATGGAGCCCTGGGCGCGTGAATACGGCGCCAAGGACTTGGCCGGCTTGAAGAGCTACCTGGGCCAGGCCAAGCCCATCGCCGCCCTGACCCAACAGCAGAGCGCCGGGCGTACCTCGGTGCCTACCTCGGTTGACCAGCTGGACGAGGCCGCCCTCGCGGTTTGCTCGGCCATGCAGATCAAGCCGGAGGATTACCTCAAGACCCTGAAAGGCCAGTAAGGAGGCGCTATGACCGCCCTGACCACCGACCGCAACACCCCGCTTCAGGACGCCGAGGTCATCGGCGTGCCGGTAGCGGCCAACGTCCAGGTCTTCGCCGGCGCCATCGTCGTGGCGAACGCTACCGGGTTCGCCGTAGGCGGCAGCACCGCCACCGGCTTGACCTACCTGGGCCGCGCTGAGGAATACGTGGACAACCGCAATGGCGCGGACGGCGCCAAGGTCGTCCGCGTGCGCCGCCTGAACGCCTTCAAGTGGGCGAACGACGGCAGCGTCACCCAGGCGCACCTGATGAAACCCGCCTACATCGTGGACGACCAGACCGTCGCCGCCACGGACGGCACCGAAACCCGCTCCCCGGCCGGCCGCATCATCGGCGTCGAACCGGACGGCGTGTGGGTGGAATAACAGGCTCACCAACGGAGAACCGGACACATGCTGATCAACAAGCAGAGTCTCAACGCGGCATTCGTCGCGATCAAAACCATCTTCAACAACGCCTTCGCGGCGGCCCCCACCACC